CTTGCCGACCAGTGATGGCGGCGGTGTTACGTCGCCCGCGCCCGTGATGGACGCGATAAGCTGGGCGATGAGGGTCAGGTTGCCGTTGGTGATATCGCCCGCGCCGTCTAGATTCGCGTCAGTCGGCAAGCCGCCCGCTAGATTACCCTCAGATACCCCGTTGCCGTAAATCTGATTGCTTGACCCGATACTCCCTGCTTGTTGTGGGATGAAAAACGACAGGGTTGGATAACTGCCATTTGGCAGCGCGTATAGTGTCAGCGCCGTGGTCGTTTGGTCCTGCATCATGCGGTTACGCCGCCGACCGGACTGGACGAAATTACTCTGATTACCGGACTGGATGGCCCCGAAATTGTTGGGACCACCAGCGCCAAAATACCTTAGCGGCAGTTTGTTGAAATTAGAGTAATTCCCGACCAAAGCCATTTTAGCCCCACGCTACGTCAATGGAGCCGTAAAAGGCGGAGTTAATAGGGGTTGCCGCGCCCGCATACATGAGCCATTGTAGATTGGCACCGTCAAAAATACGGGGCATGGATGGAAGCTGATTAACCAGATCGCGCTCAGATGCCACGCCGACCGTAGTGATAGGCAGCGTAAATATTGGCTTGGCGAGAACGACGACCAGTGAGCCAGAGGTCATTGTGGCCGAAAGGTTGATTGACTGGATAGAGCGAATACCCGTGTCTCCCGATGCCAGCGGCATGAATGGGCCAAACTTACCCGCACCCGTTCCCGTATGGACCAGCGCCCCGACAGGTGATGCCGTGTTGGCGATGGGTAGCGAGGGGCTGGCAGGCGTCAAACGGCCCGATACGCCCGCCGCGTTAGTGTAATTTAGCTGGATGGTTGGCGTACCCGCACCCATGACTACCGAGGGCACGATGAACGCTTGAACACCCGCGCCTGTAGCATAGCGAGGCAGGGTCTGCGTCCCGGTGAATGACTGTGCGCCCGTGGTGGTGACTGACGACACGGTGAACATTGCAACCTGATCGACCAGCATGAGTGTCGCCGGGGCCGTAGTTGCCGCCGCTGAGAACGCCGAGACGTTCAAAATGTTTTTGATTGATGGCGCTACCGCACCGCCCGTATACAGACCGTTAGTTGTCGCTGTTCCGGTGATGGTTTGCGATGTGACGGTCTGAGAAATGTTGACGTTATAAGTACCGCCGTTGTTGGCACCTGTACCCGTGCCTAGCGAGACGATGTAGGTGCCCGCCGTGACACCCGTTCCTGAGAGCAACATACCGATTGTGAAACGGTTTGTGCCGTGGGTCGTGTCGGTAAACACCGTACCAGCGATAGAGCCGCCCAGCGCCGCCGTCGTGGCGCCGATAGACGTCGTATCGGACAGGGCCTGAAACGCTAGGTTCGTCGTCGATCCGTGCGTCGAGTTCTGAAACGGATTGCCCGCTCCCGTGCTCAGATCGTACCATTGGCCCGCGACCTGCGCGGTGACTGGCAAGGCGTTTTTGTTCCAGTCAGTGCGGTTAAACTGCGAGGCAGTAATCGCGCTGATAATTTGATCCATTGACTGTAAAGCCATGATTTATCCCCAAACCGTTTGAATTGTGCCGATGTAGCCGCATTGTGTCGCGAGACCTTGACCACCGTTAAGCAGGATAGACAAATAGGCGTCGTCTTCAATGACAGGCAAATCAAAGAAATCTGTTACAGGTGTTCGCTCGCCAGTTGTAAGAGTTTCACGCAAGATGATTTGTTCAATAGGCTTAACCAGCACAAACGCCAATAGCCCAATATCCGCAGTGTCAAAGGTCACTGACAAGATCGAGCGCACTCCCGTATCGCCCGGACACAGCGTTAAGAACGGATAGTTGCTGTTTGGCTGGGATGTTAAACTGTTGTTTCCCGTTGCCAGCTCCCCAACTAGCGATGCCGACCCACATGTCTGTGTTGGGCTTGTTTTTGGAATGTCGTTTTGGTTCATGTAGGTGAAGCGGAAAGTCGGGTTTCCCGTTCCAAGCATACCAGCCATTTGAACAGCCATGACTTGCACGCCTTTGCCGTCAACGTAGCGCGGAAGTTGATCGGCTTGGCCTAGATACTGCTCGTCCGTCGTGCCCGTGTCGATAAACGGATAATAGAATAGATAATCCATTAGGATCATGGGGCCCGTGCAAAACAAGCCCGCCGCCGTAGGGGAAACCGTGAAGGTTTTAAGGTAGGTTTTATATCCTAACTGACCGACCGGCAGATTGTGCGGCATACCGCCATTAACCGATTGGCTTAATGGCAAACCAAACAAGGGCGATGAGGCGTAGTAAAATGGCAGCGGGTTGCCAGGACTTAACGTCACGTCAAACCATGCGCCTTGGCCTGTGGCTGCGGTGATGGTTTTACGGAACGCACCGATAAAGGTTTGTCCGTTTTCCTCCGCGTCCACCAAATCTTTGTAGGATCTGATCGCCACTATTTCACCTCTGACGTGCCGCGCAAGATCGCCGTCAGATTTGCCAGCACCGCAGCCGCCGTATGGCCGCAGGGCTTATACACAACGTCGTCCACCAGAAACACGGGGCCTTCACACTCGACGCAAGAATACAGAGGCTCGTCGCCCTTAGCTAGATTTGGCTGGGTCATGCTTAGGTTTCCGTCACTGTGAGCGAGGAAGCGTTAAACTGTGGCTGGATACCAGACGCAACGGCTAGCGAGCTGTTTAGCGGACCCGCATAGAGCACGTTGCCGACGCCTGACGCCGCCGTACCGATAGCAACGTGGGTCAATGTAGCGCCCGAAGCGCCGCACTGCGGAAACTGGACCAGAGCCGCGTTTACCGCCGTGTTGGTCGCGACAGTCCAGCCCACATTGGTCCGCACGACTGCGACGCGAGCGTAGTTAGTGTATCCGGTCTCGTTAGTGTTCTGACTGTTGCCAGTGCCTGGGTCAGCCGTGTGAAGGCTAATATACAGGTTGGTCAAAGGCGATGCCGCCGCGTTGTCCGCGATGGTGGCCCAAGCGGTGGCGTTAAACAGTAGTTTCAATAGATTGTTACAAGTAGTGATCGACTTTGCCATGATGGCTCCTATTCAATCCCGACAATTCGGCCTTTTTCACGTATCACGCGCTTAGGACTTCGTACCGCCTCTATAGCACCTTTTGCATTCTCTTGGTTAGAAATCGTCATGTTTTCGACGACTGATTTAAATTCGCTGACGCCTTCCGCCAGGCCATCGACCGCTTCGGCAATCGCCATCGCAGCGTCTGCTTCGGGATGGTTCGGCTCTTCCTCTGGAGGTTCTGGCGTTTCCAGCTTGCGGATCTTGGTTTCCAGATCAACCCGCAGAATGTCGATTTCAAGCTGGGCCTTTTCGCGAGCCAATGCTTTCGTCTCAGGATCTTCTACGGGGGCCGCTAGAGCCGCTTGGACAGGCTGGGCAGGCTGTGGTGCCGGAGCCGGTGCAGGGGCTTCCTGCGCCATCTGTGAGCCTTCAATACCCGCAAGCGTCTCTAGCGTCTTCGCCTCGGTCAGCTTCGTGTCAGCCGCCGTCTTCAACGCCTTGGCCTCGGCTTCCTTGGCCGCGCTTAACAGATACTGCTGCTGCGGATCAGGCTCTTGATTCTGAGCCGCCTCAGCCATCGCCGCCGCCTCTTCCTCGTTCGGCTTAATCACGCCCATCTTAACCATCTTGGCGCGGAAGTAATCGCGAACGTCCGCGATCCCCTCGCCTTCCATGTTTAACATCGTCATCGCCTGCAACACTTGGGCGGTCTCAGGATCGGTAGTGATCGCTAGCATATTCGTCAGGCTGCGAACCGTTGACTGGCGCCTGCTCGACGACGACGGCCCGACGTCAACCGCGATATCAAAATCAGCGTCAGACAAATCGTTCTCGGTCTCAGTCTCGCCGGTCTTTTCGTTAATCACGGGACGCATGAGTTCAATTTTCTTTAGGGTGCCGTCACTAGCGATCCCCTTCATCTTGCGGCCTTCCTCGACGAAAATATCTTTCGCCATCGACAGCCAGATCTCACCGGACCGCTTAATCGCCTTCGCCATGTTCGTCACATAGATTTGGGTCTGCATATCCAGTTTGGTCTGGATTAGCTCAATCGCCTTGGCGCTGATATTCGAAACGGTCTTCTCGCCCTGCTCCTGGTTCCCCAAGACGTCGCGCATGTCCTGCTCGGTGATCTGTAACAAAGCCGCCATCGCAGGCGGGATTTCAGGGGCCTTAGTGTAAGCCGTCGGCCCAGTCAGCGCCTGTTGCCCGTCTTGGCCGGTGACGGGGTTGATCAACAGGTATGGGTAATTCTTGACGTTATCCTCGGACCACATCACTTGGTGGCCTGCGACCTGTTCGGGGAACAGGATCGGCTTAGACACGGACGACAGCGCGGAAATTTCGGCCAGCTTAGATAGCTGCATGTTCTTGAGGCGTTGCGCGTCTTTCGCCAAACGCACGTGGCCCATGCTGCGTTCGATGTTATCGACGAACCACCGCTTGCCATAGACAGGCACGATCGGGATATTCTTGCCCGCGATATAACCGCAGTCTTCGAGTACGCCGCCGCCGCTCAAGATATATTTATGGACCCGGTTACGCTTGACACGCTTCTGGCGCACCTTCACCGACCCGATAGCGTCCAGTTCGGCTAGCTTTTCTTCGGTTAGTTCCGCGTCTGCGTATCGCTCTTCCTCGCCGCCCAGATCGCGGTAGACGTGGATCAGCTCAGCTTTTTCTTCAACCTTGTAATATTCGCAGACGTAAACGATATCGGGCGTGAGCCAATCAAACTCGGTGCGCTCGATGGTTTTTTCCCACGATGCAGGCGATTGCTTGTACTGCGCCTCGTAAGCCGCTGGCGTCATCGCCGTGAGCACATACGCTGATTTGGCGTCAGCCTTGTCCTGGCGCTTGGCGTTTAGGTCAAAGAACACGCTCGAATCAGCGTCAAAGATCGGCTCGATCCTGATCCGCTGCTTTTCGTCTTCCTCGTCCGCCTCGTCTTCGTAAACAGTCCGCAGACGCCAGGCACCGAACCCGCCGCCGACAGCCTCTTCAAATGCGTTGTCATAAGCCTCTTCAGCGCCGGAATCCTGCTCGTCAGCGCGGTACAGGTCGTCGCATGTGTCGGCCAGCTTGTCGTACTCGTCGCCTTCCTTGGAGATAAAATCGACCGTAATTCGGTTTGCCCGATATTCGTTAATTATACGAATAACCGATAAATGGATCTTGTTGACTTCCATCTTCGGGCGGTTCTCAAACTGCTCAGTCAGAGGGCCTTCCCATTGAGCGCCAGCAATCGAATAGAACCGCCGGTCGTCCAGCGCCTGCAATCGCTCATCACGCACCGCCGAATTGATCGCGTCGAATTCGACCAGCGCCTCGTAGTGAATGGCGTTCCAACGCTCGGATTTCGTCATGGCCATTGGTTAGCGTCTCGCGTAGGGACTGTTGACAGCGATAGGGGCGACAAACGTAGGCCGGACTATGTTTGCCCGCCTAGCGCCCTCGCAGGCGTATCTTAGCGCGTCTATGATATGATTATTCTTGTCTTCAAGCAAGGGTAGCACCAATTGCGTGAGCGGATCGGTCTTGTAGCTATACATCGTCAGTTCGTCAATTGTGTGCCGACAGCGAGGGTGGACCACGATATCAAACGATTTGAGCCACTCAATCCCGTCTTCGATGGACTTCGGACCCTTGACCGCCGCTTGGATCTTAGGGAACCCGTTGTTCCTCATATGGCTGATCGTCTCAGGTCTGGCGCTATCAGCCGTGATCGGCCATTTCTCAGCGCCTGGCACTGACATAAACAGGCTGGGCAGATCCATGATCTCGCAGCCGACCATGTGGGCTTCGTAGTCGATGAACAGTTTGCGCCCGACAATGTGGCAGCGGACCAGCACCGAAGGATCGCTTGCAAAGCCCCAGTCAGCACCAAGGCGGAACATAGCGTCAGCCGGTGCCTCGAATTCCTCGACGGTCCAGTTTCTAAACACGCGGGATTCTGAGTTCCGCAGATAGCCGCCCATCCAAACGTGATTGTATTTCTCAGGGTCACGGCTCAGATCGTAATCGGCCTCCTTCTGGAGCACGTCAGGAAACCAAGGATTGTCGATGTAGTTAACCGTCTTGACCCGCGTGTCAGGCGGTAGATCCTCGCGGCCAAACATCTCTTCGATAGGGTCCGATTCGTGCCTCGGATTCCATGTGAATATGATCTGCGAGCCGGATTTGCGGATCGTGGGGATCAGCGTTTCGAGCGAGGTCTTAGACACGCTCTGGGCCTCTTCGACCCAGCATATGTCAATCCCTTCCATTGACTTGATCGAGTCGATGTTATGCCGCAAACCAGCGAACAGGAACAGCGAGCCGTTAGCGCCTCTGACTTCGGTCTCCAGCGAATTGTAAAACGATGTTAGACCGATCCGTTCCGCGTCGTCGTCGAGCAGCCGCTTAGACGAATCACGAATAGACTTCTGAATTTCACGAACGCATAGAATTCTAAGCGGTTTCGCCGCTGCCCTCAGATTCAGCGCCGTAGCAACCGATCTGGACTTACCCGATCCGCGACCGCCTTTGACAGCGATATACCTGGCCGATTCGTCGAACAGGATCTCGGACCATTTAGGAAGCTGGATCGTCAAGCAGGGTTTCCGCTGTCTACGAATTCAATCTTGAGGCTATGATTAACCGGCCCGCCGTTAGCGCCGGTGACCTCTTGATGCTTCGATTCGCGCCAGTCAGCAGGGAACCTTGCGGCCATTGAGCGGGACCAGATGGAGGCGTCGATGGACTTATTCAGCATCCCGTCGTGACCGATTGATTCCCAATAGTTTTGCGCATGGCTGCGAGATTTTTCCATGGCGGTCAAAAAGTCAGGGTTATTATCGCACCAATTGAACAGCGTTCCCTTCACGACGTCCAATTCGGAACAAATTTGCACCAGCGATTTACCCAGCTTGCCAAGCTCAATCACCCGCTCGCAATACTCGGCGCGATACGTTGTAGGACGACCGAACGTGTAGCCTGCGGGTTTGTCGCTCATTTGTTTTTTTGCATAGCAATATATTGCCAAGCGCCAAAAAGTAGAGCGATAATAAAAAATTCCATTAGTCATCCTCGGGGAACGCATTGGTGCCAGGTTTCCGCATGGTTTCATCTGAGCCAGCGGCGATCCTTGCGCGTTTGGCGTGAATTGCAGCGTATAAGCCAGGTTTTGCCATAGCGGTTTCCTTTAATCTGGCACCAAGGATACACGATCAGACGCAGGCCGTAAAGGTGGCCGTTACAGCCACTCTCTCTGGCGATCAGCCCTCCCAATCGGATTGAGCGTAAACCGTGCCGAACGGCTTGTTCGCTGGGCCTGTTTCAAACAGACGCCACAAAGAAGCGCCGCGAGCGTTCATCTGATCGACCCAAGTATGGGCGATGTTATTGGCGTTCGCCTGATCCTCAGCGTGAGCGAGGAACCATTCGCCCGCTGCCGTCTCAACAGCGACAACAAACCGAACGCCGCTCGCAATAAGCGATTTGCAAGCTTGCGGGGTAGCAGCTTCGAAAGCTTGGTTCAGAGAAGAAGAAAACATAATGCCCTCCCAGGCGCTCGACTTGGCGTGATTGCCTGTCGATGAAATTAATATACACGGCTAAAATTCATATGCAACAAATATTTTCACATCATCGCAGAAATAACGATTAACACCGCGACGATTGCCGCCAGACCGCCGACGACGGCTGCGAGTTCACACACCGCGAGAAATACCCTGATCACGACCGAACCTCCTTATAAATCTGCCCCGTCACTACGTGTTGCATGGTGCATGACGATACGCCATAGATCCTTGACAGATCCTTAATGCTCCCGCCAGAGCCTCGACGACCCCGGCTGTATCTAGCCCGAATTTCCCGCACCTGATCAGGCGTGAGTTTCTGCGTGGATTTTTCAAGGATCATGCTAAGCCCGCCAATCCTAAAAGCGATGGGGCCGCGCTGTAAGCCTCAGCCTCAATCAAGTTTTTCACAGCTTGACGCCAATAAGCGGTTTTCAACTCCGATCCAACAAATCGACGACCGGCCTTTAGGCTCACGTAACCTTCGGAACCAATCCCCATGAATGGCGAAAAGACCGTATCGTTAGGGTTGGACCATAGCCGAACGCAGCGTTCAATCAAATCAAGTTGAAGCGGGCAGATATGGCGTTCGTCCTTGTCTTCGCGGGCAATCTTCCCGTTCAAAACGTTGGTCTGTTGGATATCCATCCATACCGGAGATGCCCACTGCTGCCACATATCGACAGGAAACAGCCGCTTATCCTGCGCAACCTTGTCGGCTTGGGTTTCGTCATCTGGAGTCTTACGGAAAATCAGAACATAGTCAGGCATGCCTTGACGGTTTCGTGTGCTGTCGGTTTGAATTTGTTTATATAAAAGCCCAAGCGCTTTGGTGCGTTGCATCTCTACAACTGGATCCTTCCAGACCGTGACGCGGCTATGATAGGTCCAACCAGCGGCCTCGTGAACATCACGTATATCAGACGGGAAATCATATAAACCGACGACTCCGTGAGTAGATTTGGTGCGCGGAATATCTGAGCAATGAACCGCCGTGAGCCGTCCGGGCTTCGTTACTCGGTACATTTCTCGGATCAAATGGGCGTAAAGCTCTTTGAACTCTGCCTCGTCCTTGGTGTTCCCCATATCGCGCTCGCTGTCGCTATAAACGAACAGATTGGCAAATGGGGGCGAGTATACAGAAAAGCCAATGCTATTGTCTGGCAGGCCGGATGCAAATTCAACGCAATCGGCATTAGCAGCAACAAATCGCTCGCCTTGGTAAACGTCTAAAACTTCGGTCATGCGGTGATCCAGTTCGGCAAAATAAGTTGCTTTTGGGGTTGGTAAACTTGGCTTTCGGAATGGGTAACAACGGCGCGTTGCATTGCTGCAACCATCTCTCGTTTCATGGCTTCGTGGTCACCAGCCTTTCTGGTCACAACAGACCAAATGGCCTCTTCGGTATCGGCGCACGCTACGTGCACACGGACCGACCGCTTTTGACCAAAACGCCAGCATCGCCGCACGGCTTGATAAAAACTCTCATACGAGAACGATAGTCCTACAAAAGCCATTCGAGCGCAGTGTTGCCAGTTAAGACCAAACCCGGCCACAGACGGCTTGGTGATTAGAATGCGTGTCTGGCCCGTTCCGAAGGCCGTCAATCGCTCTTCTTTAACCTCCGCAGACATAGACCCGCGAACCTCGACCGCCTCCGATATCAGGAGGGCTAGCGCGTCAGCCTCATAGTCTGTGTCGCACCATATAACCCAAGGCTCGGTTGGTTCCGCCGCCACAATATCGGCAATGATCTGAGCGCGGGCATTGGTGGTCATCCGCTTTTCTTTGTGGATGGCCGTTGCCGACGTATCGGGCATTCGGAACAGCCGCATTTGACCGCCTTTCTCTGCGCCGCTGTCAATGGATCGATCCGCCGCGACCGTGTGACGTGTTGTTACTAACTCTGGCAGAATGAAACCGTCATCCGAAAAGCCAAGGTCCGAAGGCTTGGAGACACACCGCGCCCACGACGCAACCCATGACCAAAAGTCCTCGACGGCGTGACCCTTCATACGCCATGTGCCTGTATCCATGCTGTCATGGAGAAACCATCGCGTGAGCATCTGGCTTTGAGACATTGCCCCAAGGAATTGCGAGTGCTGGCCCAGTTCGGCGTGATCGTTTGGGGCTGGCGTAGCGGTGCAAGCTAAGCGAAACGGCGTTGACGCAAATGACGCAATAAGCTGGCGTGTCGTCTTACCCTGAAACGATTTTAGGATGCTGCTTTCATCCAAGATCACGCCGCCAAATTGGCTAACGTCAAAACGGTCAAGACGCTCATAGTTGGTGATATAAATGCGCGGGACGGTGATCTGGTCCGGCTCGCGAATGGCCTTAGCGTCAATGCCAAACTTGATCGCCTCTCGCTCATGCTGGCCGCTTACAGCCAATGGCGCAAGCATCAAGACTGGCCGGTTAGTGTGTTCAACTACAACGCGGCCCCACTCAAGGGCCGATAGGGTTTTTCCTAGTCCCGTATCAAGAAACAACGCGGCGCACCCTGTCCGCAAAGCAAACTCTACACAGTGCTCTTGATGCGGATTAAGGGATGGCGTTAATTTCGGAATGGATCTGAGGCCGCGAGCATCAAAAGACACACGCTTAGCCGCAATCCGATTTCGATAATTTTCAACGGTCATAGTATGCATCCCACATCAGCTCAGTCACATGATCGCGGTCCATAGCGATGATAAAATTCTCTAGGAATTTATCCTTAGCCTCATCGCTTAGGCCTTCGAGCAGATCCTTGCCGTTAACCGTGATCGTGTTCATCCAATAGTTCGAGATCTCGTCGCCCTCTGGCGCTGGGTCTGCTTCGAATTGGATTTCTACGTCGCCGTAGATTTCCAGGGTGATTGTGTCGTTCATGATTGCTCTCCCAAGCGGTTTGTTCCGATAAAATAACCGTATCTCAAGCCCGCTTTTCCGTCAACAATTTTTTTCTGTATTCGTTGACCGCATCGACGATCAGCTTCGCCTCGTTTTCGTTGCCGACTACGCAGACCAGCCATCCTCGGCTGTCTCTCACGACGAAATCGTCCCATCTCAGTTGCTTTTCGTAGGTCCACATGGTGATTTTCCCGTTTGTTTAATGATTTCAGTTTGTTAACGGTCCAAAAACAGAGCGTTAACACGTTTGTTAAGCGTAAGTGCATGATTTTTAACAGGTTCTAACACTTAACATTCTTAACGCTTTTATATATATATATAGAGAGAAATAAATTTTGTAATTTTTTTTCCTCCGTATTTTTTCCCTATAGATACTATATTTTCAGCGTTAAACCGTTAACTCGTTACATCCTGAATAAATTCAACGGGTTGCACATAACATTAAGTTAACGTTTTAACGCTTTTCCGTCATATTTCCACGAAAACGGCCCGCGACACGCTTCCGGTAAATCCAAAGTACATCGCGGCCTGTGCGCGAGATTTTGGAAGCCGCCGCAAAATTTTGGACCAATTAACAGACCAAGGCGTCCCGCGCAGCAATCTTTTGATCCCGTCCGCCGTGTTCGAAACGTAAATTCCGTCCGGCTCCACCTTAAATCCGAGCCTCGCAAGCGCCAGTTTCGCAAACTCGACCGACCCATAATCCTCGCCCCGACAGGTCTGGACCAGCTCGCCAATCGCCTTTTTTGTGCCGCCTTTATCCAGCGGAACATCGACGATTTGCTGCATCAGAAAGTCTAGCAACAGCCGCTCATCGGACTGCGATTGCACCTCTTCACGCTGTTCTGACATATCAAAATCGTGCAGCCAATCACGCGCCTGATCGAACGATACCAGACCATCGTTTGTAAGACTCCACGCGCCCGCCAGAAGCGCACCGATCTGATCGCCTGCTCGTTGCTCGCCTAGAACCGCCGTGGCCGCTGTGGCGAACGTCGCGCTGTTTGCCCGCACATTAACCGCCTGATCAATCGCCCTGGCATAAAACCGCGTGATAAATTGTTCGGTGAGAACCTCCGCTTCGGTGGCGAGGATCTCTGAAAATTCGTGATGCTGGCGGCTGGCCTTTAGTTCGATCACGGTCACACGCGATCGGTCTGACTGCTGCACGAGTGTCGCGTTGATCGACGAAAACGCGAAACACGACCTGATCTGGAACGATGCAGCCTGTCCGCTCACAGACCCCTTGGCGATCTTGCCGCCGGATTCGGACGACGACTGGCGCACCAGCGCAAGGATACGCTGTAGTCGATCTGTGGCGCGTGTGTCCTCGCCCTCGGCCTCGTCGAACAGGACCGGCAGCGCGTCATGCTTGAGGGACTGGCGCACCCCTGCCTCGGTGGTCTCACCGACGACAAACAGGCAGTTATCGCCTAGGACCGGTCTGATCACCTTAGACATAACGTGCGTCTTACCGGACCCCTTGGAACCCACAACCCAGATGTGAGGTCGCCAGCCTAGAACGCCTCCGATATGGGCGCAGACGGTCCAGCCCGCGATCAGAAGCGCGTCTAGATCGTTCTCCCACGGCATCATAGTTACCAGATCGAGGAACCGTTTTGCCTCGGTGGCTGATAGCGGATTGTCGATCTCAGCCCGCATCGGTAGGCCCTGCTCATAGATAAACCGTGAGCGCACCGCGACGGGTTTGGTTGGTTTTTTATCGAGGTAAACGACGTCCCCCAGATGCAGGACGACCCGCCCGTCATCGTACCAAGCCCCGCGTCCGCGCAGCATATCCGGCGAGAAAATCCCCTTGAGTTCGCATCGCCGCATCATGGAATTCATTGCAAGATCCCAATTCGCGCCGGTCTTGCTGGGAAATTCGCGCTCCCAATAATTCAGATCAGCGATGGAACAAAGGTTCGCCTTGGAGTGCTGACTAGGGGTAAGAGCGACAACCTGTTGCGAGCCGTGGGCGAGGTAATAATAAATGCCGCCGTTAAAACCCATATGTTTAAATGGCGCGTCATCCTCCGGCGGTTCGTTCGGACGGATTACCGGTGCCGGTGCCTCGGCTTGAATAATCAGCCGTGCCAGATCGGCCCGTGTTCCGCCGTTAGCGATCCAGTCAGCGACGTCACCCTTCGAGGGCAGATCAGGCAGGCGAACGATCCGAACGCGGCTAGCGCGGCCCGTGAGCGCCTCAGCGACGATTCTGGCATGGTTCTCGCCCGGTGCATCGTTGTCAGGCAGGATCACGACGTCGCGGCCTGCGAGCGCTGCGGTGTAATTTTCCTGCCACTTACCAGCGCCGCCGGGGTTACAGGTGGCGACGATCCCAATCTTAGCTAATGCGATGACGTCTTTCTCACCCTCGACGACACAGACCAGCTTGTCGGTCGCGTAAACGGATGGAAGGTTAAATAGAATGCGCTCTGACGCAGGCACCGACCACGACCAGCCGCCCGCACCGTCTGGGCGACGTTGCCGAAAGTCCTTCGGCTCGTAGCGAACAACCTGTAATTTAATTTCGCCGGTCTCAGGATCGACATAATCATAGGTGGCGACGATGGTTTTTTTAACACGTTCGGCATGACGTGTTAACGGAATCGGTTTTTCGTTAACGTGTTCCGGCCATAGGTTGCGGCGTTTAAGCGCGTCAATCACCGCGCCCTGATCGCAACCAGCATGGCAGCGGACTAGGATCTTGCCGTCATCCCCGTCACTGATCGACAGCGACGGGGATTTGTCGTTATGTGCTGGGCAGCACGCGGAAAAGCCTGTTTGATTGCGCGTATGCCTCCCCAGGCCGATCGCGATTTGCTCTGCGTTCATTTTTCAGTGTCCCGTAGTTTCTGTAATTGGGCGAGCCTCGGTGCCGGTGGTTTGGTCCTGCCAGATTCCCAGTTGCCCAGGGTTTGCACCGTAACACCGATTTCGTTGGCGAATACGATTTTTGTTTTATCGCCGCGCAGGGTTTTTAGATCGTCGGGCGTCATGGTTTTTCCTCACAGAATATACCGCAGTCAGGGGTTTTTAGAGACGCCAGAGCGCGACCCTTAGCGTCATGCGGCAGTTCATCCAAGAAAATCCGTTGGCCCTTGTAGCGCACCAACCGCGCACCTAAGCGACGGGATTGCTCACACGTTGCCGCGTGGCCTTCAGGTTCGACCATGCGCAGATGGTTCCAATAGGTTGGCGACGTAGCCTTGACGCATCCCCGCTTGGTGCAATTGGCATTGGGGAACCCCTTGGCATAACTGTCTGGCAATGCGATTTCAGCACGAACAAGATAGTCTAAACAATCCTGTTTAGTCATGCCCGCGTCAATCAGGACCGGCAATAGGTTGCTGCGTTCTGTTAGCTTAAAGCGGTCGTGCCTACCCTGTTCTTCAGCAGTGAAACCCAAAACAAGCCAGTCAACGTGATTAGATTTTTCCCAGATTTGGCGAGCCTCTTTTTTTAGAATGCGAGTGCATGGTGCGCCGTGAGGAAACACCATTGCTTTATTACGTTCGAAAACGTCAGCCGTGCTACACAATGGATATTTTGGGTTAATAACGTGTTCAATAGGCCAGTTAAGCCAAGCAGACACGTCACGCAAGAACCGCTGATTGTCTTCGCCCTCTTCCAAGATTGGATTGTTCAAGATTCGCACCGTGTGATTATCGCGGTACTTGTCCAATGTCAGCTTAGCGGCGACTGCGCTGGCGGCACCACAAGAGAACCAGACTGCTATAACGGGTTGCGTCATGGCCGATTCCCGCCGATCCGCGTCAACCATCGGTTTACACTGTCATGATACGCAATGGTGGCTTGTTCGAGCGCGTCCATAGCCTGAATATTCGCTTCCCGCGCCGCGTCGTAAACGGCCCTCGCGGTTTTCCATTGCTCCACATAGTCAGAGACGGGCAGATACCCGGCCTCTGTGGCGGCGGCGTCCCATTGTTGTTGGTCGGTCATGGATTCACTCCGGTTAATGGGCCAGTTTGTTAACTTCATGCCAATAGTTAAATAATAATCTGATAGATACTGATTTATTGCGGCAATGCACTTTTTGCCCATTTGGTTCATTTCTAAATATTCTTGCATTGTTTTTGACAATATATCGCCAACGCAAATAATGTTAGCATTCCGAAAACAGTTTTGAATCCTTGTGTTGTTTTGCTGTGATGTTGGAAAGACGATATCTGTGACTTTTTTAAACAATATTTCCATGTTCATGCAAAATTCCCCTGAATCATAATGATAGCCCAAGCTACGAATCCAAAACATGCGCCGCGATAAGTTTCAACCTTATCGTTGACGTCACGGCCCCGCTCGGAACATGCGCCGTTATAGACCGCGAGAAACGTGGCTGCGAAAACCCAGACGCTGAGTGCGACAAACGCGAGCGCCCACACGATCAGCGGCGAACCGATACAGACCAGAATCGCCGGAAAAATCAGGCAGTGCCGACGAATTGTGCCGTTGATCTCTGCGTCGGTGATCGGTGCAAGCGACCCGCCGAACAGTTTCCATGCCGGTTCGCGCCAGACACACCAGGCTGTCAGGATCACGCCCAAACGCCAGTCAATCAGCCACGCGACCGGGATCAGCGGCAGGACGTAATAGATCGGCCTGCCTCGAAACGTCGAGCGCCAGCCCATGCCTCCACCGCACCAGCGGTCTAGGATTGCGAAGATTGGGATTAGAAGAAGGTAGGTCATTGTGGCGTTACTCCGTGTGAGGCTGCATAGCGTTTAACGGTTTCGTACATTTCAGTTATGGCGTTTTCTAATTCTGCAATCCGCGCGTTTTTGGTGGCGATTTCCGCACACAATTCTAATTCTCGTTTCCGATCCTCGCGCAGCATTACGGGATTTCTAAAATACATCCTTTCCATCACTCCCCCTCCTTGGGCTGTAGGGCGGCGCGGAGGTCAGCCTCTCTAAAATCCAACGCGATAGCGTATTGAACCCCCGTGGCTGAATTTACGTCTTCACCCCTTTTCAGAAAAGCGCGATATTCGTCAATCGCGGCCAGCCAGTTTTGAACGGCATTGATCAGCCGCTCGATCTGCGCCGCCTGGTACGCGATGGTGGCGTCGCGGTCGCCAATTTTAGAAGCCAACTCAAGACTGGTAGCGGCCAAATGCTCCCATTTCTGCTGTAATTCCTTAATGGCCTTCTCGCTCATGCCGCGTCCTCCTTGGGCTGTAGGGCGGTCACGGGGAGACCGGCCCGTTTGGCCCGTTTTCTAAATCCGTGTAGGGCGCTCTCTAAGCCTTGAAAGGCGTCCGCGCGATCATCTGGATGGTCGGATGTGGCAAAGGTGACGATCAGATGATCGGCGGCGTCGGCCAAATAGCCAAAGTGCTCGATGGCGTAATCTTTGTCGGTGCGGTGGGTCATGCCGCGTCCTCCGGCTGGGGGATTTCGCAGTAGTGGGTGACGCTTTCCCAATCATGGATTAGATATGCCATAATTTTGTAAGCGCGGGTTCCGCCAGCATATTGAACCATTACCCCGTCAGTGGTATCCACAGGGCGCTTTTCCGAACCGTCATGCTCCTTCCAAACCATCCCCGGCTTGGCCTCGGCTGCGAGGGCGCGGCCTCGTTTGATGCCGTCATAAACAAGCTCGCTAGCCAGCCCATAAAATTCGTCAGGCACAATACCGTCGCAAATCTTTTGAGCATTCACCCAATCAGGATCAGACAAATCAGGATCAACCGGCTCTGGCGGCGGCGTCCAGCCCTGCGCGATCAGTGCGTTGCGTTCCTCATTAGTCATACCGAAAACCCCTTCTCCTGAGCCAAACAGACAACCTGTTCAGCGTTTAAAATTCCCTTGCCGTCAACGTTCCAAAAACCCTTGCCGTGGTTCGCCAGGCCACGTTGGTCGCCCCAAGTGCCGCTCTTGCCGATAAACAATTGAATGTCGCAGCGATGCACGTTTGCGAAAAACCGGCGCAGATATTCGGATGCTTTGCCCGCGTTAGACCAGTCAACGGCTCGGCTGACGTTTGGTTGCCAGACGTGGCGGTAAACGGTTTTGCTCGTCGATGGCCGCTTTTTAACGGTTTGCAGCCGATCATAACGGCCCATAGGATGAACGCCGGTTTCCTTAACCCAGCGATCAACGACGGTTTTTGATATCCCGTAATGGGTATAAATATCCTTACGGATTTTGGTCGGCGCGACCGTGGCCCAGTCCGCAGGGAGTGGGATTTTTACGCCTAGGTATTGGTTGCCTGTCATGACCGGCCCTCGGCTTTGGCGATGGCGGCGCGGGCGTAGTGCTCGGCTTCCTGATAGCGTGTGGACCCCATGCACGTGCAATCTCGCCCATCGCAACAAAGGGCGCGGTCAGGCCCTGAATAGACGTTGAGCAAAACCGATAGCGCGTCCAGCAAATCAGGCGCGGCGGCGATCAGGCGGGCGTTGGCGTCTCGATTAACGCCGTAAACGTCTGCTAGCGGGCGAAACATTCCGTCCGATTGATCGTCGGCTCTAGGTCTGGGGCCAATGCAATATTTTTGGTTAATATACCAAGGCCCCGGCGTGTGCTTAACGTCTGTCATTTCAGATCCTCCAAATGCGCCCTCCGCGCTCCGAGAATATGAAAAATTTATCAGTCTATTGCAAGTGCCTTTTTCGCATCATCCAAAGATTTTACGATTCCGGCCAATCCGCCAGCTTGGATCACGCGATCACAGAAATTCTTCTGCCCCGCCGTCGCTCGGCCTGTTTTGGATTTAACCTCTAGCGCCGCGAAAACCGCAACACGCTCGCCCACCATTTCGGGGGTAATCGTGAGGGACCGCCAGCCGATCAGGTCTGACGATCCCGCACATAGACCCGCGTGTAAAATGCGAGGGTTACGGATCAAAATTGATCCGTCTTTAAGTGTCGTCGCGTCACCCGTCCAAGCAGTGCCAACGTTGTTTCTAAACATCGTGGCCTTGCCAGAAATCCCTAGACGGATTTCGTTTTGGATGGCGTGTTCGGACATTTTAATTCCCATTCAATCAGCATTTCTAAGCAATGCTTGGCTTTCAGGAGGTCGCCCAGTCCGTTCTTTTTTCAAAACCGCGTAACGTATTTTAGAATCGAAAACTGCAACGGATCTAGACCGTTCGCCATGCCGTATTCCATCGGCTGGATCGGCAGGGACTTGTAATGGTCCCCGCCTTCCTGATCTGCAAACGCGGACATTAGAATGGAATCTCGTCGTCGAGCGTGGTGTTAACCGCCGCCCGTGCCGGACGTGACGCTTGATCATTGCTGGGCTTAAACAGCGAGCAGATAATATTATCCCGGTCCGCATTACCTGGAACGCCCGCCGGATTAAACGTGCGCTTTAGCATCAGGTAGGGACCATTGTCGCCCTCCATCATCACGCCGATATTTTCGTAGCGGCCCTTAGTCGCGCCGGACTTGTCGGTATAAGATCCAGTCTTCACCGCGACGTCATATAGTTTAGCCATGTTTCATCATCCTCGCTCTGTGAACGTGTTTAGCCCAGCCTTCAGGGTTTTTATGTCCCCGTGATCGACCAAGCGCGATTAAATCATCAATTGTTTTAGCCGAAGCCTGCTCCCTCTTTTTCTGTTTTAGCACAATATCGGCTGAGACCTCAACCAATTCTCCTTCAGCGTGTTCGATCTTACGCGCATCGGTGACGTAAACGTGGCCGCACTCTGGGCAAGCTGGGGCCGGTGCATGGACCGCGTAACAACTCATGCACTGTTTAATTGGCAGCACGTCAGACTGTTTCGACCGTTTGGCTCGTGCCGGTGCGTCTAGGCTCCAGTCCCTGATCATATTCGGCAGACCGTGCCGAAGACCGTTGCCCGCGTGGTCCAGAATCACCGCATGGGTTTTACCCTCAGACGTCCGCAGCGCCCGCCCGACCTGTTGCAGATACAGCCCGGTAGATTGCGTCGGTCTGAGTAGAATCACCGCCTCAATAGCCGGGACGTCGAAACCCTCGCCAAACAGATCGACATTCGAAATAATCGAAACGCGGCCCGCCTCAAAATCTCGCAGTACAGCGTCACGCCGCACCCGATCCGTCTTGCCGTCAAGGTGTTCGGCCCGATAGCCTGCCGCCCGAAATTGGCCCACGACGTTTTGGCTGTGCTGGATATTCGTTGCGAATACGATGGCGCGTTTGCCGTTACAAAGCCGTTGATAATGCCCGATTACGTCACCCGTGAGCGATGGCCGGTCCATTTCCCGCGACAGGGTTTTGTTATCATAATCGCCCGCAACGGTGCCGATACCCGTCATATCCGGCGACGACGGCGCATAGAATTTAAACGGCGACAGAAACCCGTTTTCGATTAGCCAGGCGGTCGTGGGGCCTTCTACCATCGTATCAAACCACTCACCCAGCCCGCGCCCGTCCATGCGGCAGGGCGTGGCCGTAAGCCCGATATGGACCACATCTGGAAACGCTGAGAATACGTCAGACCAAGACTTAGAAGCGACGTGATGGCACTCATCCCAGATGATCAGCGATGGCGGTTCGGTCTGGGCCAGCCGGTTTTTCAGCGTCTGGATTCCCGCGATCTGGACCGGTGCGCGTCGATCTGGCGTAAACCCTGCGCCAATGATCCCGTGGGGGATACCGACTTTCTCAAACGTGCGGGATGATTGCGTGATCAGTTCCCGGCGATGGACGATAAACCAAGCACGGTTTCCCCTCGCTGCGGCGGTGCCAAGCATGTAAGCCGCAAGCGCAGTCTTACCGGCTCCGGTCGGTGCAACCATTAGAACCGTGTTTTGTTTTCCGGCGATGGCGGTTCGCGCCTGGTTGATTAGGTCGGTTTGGTAGTCTCGCAGTTTGAATGTCATTTCCACCTCCCAGTGTCCCCCCAAACTACCCGCCCGAAATTATTTTGCAAGTTGTATTTGACACCCACGGGACGCGGCGGTATTCAATAGGGGTCTTGGAGGGACAAAACATGAAACCCGGAATCTATCCCGATATTCTCAATGAGAACTATCACGCAGGCCCCGGCATTAGCGCCAGCGGCTTGAAGCTAATCGCGGAACGTTCGCCTCTTCACTATTGGTCAGCCTATCTCGACCCGAAGCGCGAGCCGCGTAAGACAACGCCAGCTATGATCCTTGGCACCGCTATTCACGCGGCGGTTCTTGAGCCTGATACGTTTGGCGAGCGTTTCTATCCTGCGCCCGACGTTGATCGCCGGACCAAGGAAGGTAAGCTGTTATACGAAACCGCCCTCGGAATCGCAGCCGAACAGAACGCCACTCTGATTAGCTCGGACGATTACGCAGCGGCCCTGAAGGTCCAGCGTTCATGCCGCGATCACCCCTTGGCACAAGTGATTTTCGCTGAAGGCAAGGCGGAACAGTCTGTGTTCTGGATCGACCCTGAAACTGAGGTCCTGTGTAGGTGCCGACCCGATTGGCTTATGCCGGGCGCAATCCTTGACGTGAAGTCAACCGAAGACGCCAGCGCCGAAGCGTTTATGAAATCGGCTTATAACTGGCAGTATCATATTCAAGCCGCGTTTTATATGGACGGCATGGCTGCGGCATGGGACGAACAGCCCGAAGCGTTTATGTTTCTCGCTCACGAGAAAACCGCACCTTGGGCGAGCGCATACTATTTCGCAGACGGCGAAATGATCGAAGCCGGTCGTGCTGAGTATCGTAAGGCGTTGCGGCTGTATGCCGACTGCCTCAATAAGGATAAATGGCCGGGATACGCGGCGACGTTGCAGCCACTGGGGTTGCCGCGCTGGGCTAAGAAGGGGGATCAGTGATGGAATTTTTAGTTGTTTGGATAACCGGGTGGGTATTGCTAATTATCGCTAGCATAATTGTTAATGGCAATCGTGATGATGCAGACGCTTTTGTTTGGCCTATAGTGTTGCTGTTTGGTTGGCTTTGGCCGTTTGTATTGATCATCATAATTCTAGACACACTGGCCGATTGGCGCGACAATTTGGGGGGGAAATAATGCAGCCTGAAATTGGTAAATATTACGTCTTCACGTTTGCGAACACGGGGATGATCGGTCGCTGTCTTGGCGTCGAGAAATCCGCCGTGTTTTTCCAAACCCGTTTTGGAATCGTCCAGCGCGACACCTCGTTTGACCGCATGGCTGAGACGCCGAAGCCTTCGTTTATCACCCGAATTCTGAGAGGGATTTAATGTCCAATTTACCCACCACCCACCAGATCCCCGATCTGGAACGCATGGCCCGCGCCTTCTCCGCGTCAAAACTGTTCGGTGTTAAGACGCCAGAAGAAGCCCTCGCCCTGTGCCTGATCGCGCAATCCGAGGGACGCCACCCGGCCAGCGCGGCGCAGGATTACCACATCATCAACGGACGGCCCGCTAAGAAGGCTGAATCCATGCTGCGTGATTTCATCGCCAGCGGCGGTGCGGTCGAATGGCACGGTCTGGACGACACCAAGGCAGACGCGACGTTCTCGCATCCCAGCGGCGGCACGGTTCGGATTTCATGGGATATGGCCCGCGCATCCAAGGCCGGGATTAATAACCCGATGTGGAAAAAGTACCCTCGCCAGATGTTAAGATCCCGCGTCGTGTCCGAAGGCGTCCGCACCGTTTGCCCTGGCGCAACTAGCGGGATGCTCGTCATCGAAGAAGCGCAGGATCTCCAGCCTCGTGACGTGACGCCGCGTCCTAGCGTTATCGAACGGCTAAATCTAGAATCGTCGGTGGTAATTCCTGACGAACCGGACCATGAGGCGATCTTAAACGCCGCCGCAAAAGAGGGTTTAGACGCCCTCAAGGAAGCGTGGCAGTCAACGCCGCGTGACGTGCAAAACCGCCTCGGTAAGGATCATCTGGATTTTCTGAAAGACGTTGCCGCCGGATCGGTTCGGATTATTGAGGCTGAGGTCACAGACGAACCAGCCGAAGATCTGGAGGCGATGTTTTGACCGATATTCTAACGCCCGCAGAATTGTCAGAGCGTTATCACGGAACGCCAACGGTTCGCACCCTTGCTAACTGGCGATCCCTGAATTACGGCCCGCCGCATATCAAGATTGGCAAAACCGTGTTTTATCGCCTGATTGACGTTGAACAATGGGAAGCTAGACAATCTGGCGACTAAATGCTAATTACTAAGGGCGGGTTCCCTCCCGGCCCGTACTACCTAGCCCCGTCGCGTTGATTTGATCCGCGACGGGGTTTTTTTGTAAACCTCAAGAATGGCTCTGTTTCATCCGCTTGTGGTCAGTAAAAAGCCCTCGACGGATCGCGCGTCGAGGGCTTAATTTTTAGCGTATTGAGCCAGGTTACAGTGAACCATATGTCTTTGGCCGCCACTGCTTAACTTACGCACCCAGCCCGGTTTCGATCCCTGCTTTACGCTATGCACTGGGAAAAAGAACGCGGCCCGTTACACATGGCTTACCGCTTCTGGCGTTTTGTGTCTAGCGATTTCCAAGCCTCAACCGTCAGCCGGTGGCGTGTCGCGCAGTCATTATAGGCGCTCACAATCGAAAGCTCCCATATCAGCCTTTCGGGATCAATCCTTGCCGGTTCCGGCAGCGGCGGACACGACGTCGCCAGATTCGGCGGCGGCATTATAATCGCGGACGGAATCGACGAGCAGCCCGTAACTGACGTCAGGCAGAGCGCACTCAGCAGGAACGGTAACATCGCGGTAAATTTCCCGCACCGTGTTTGTCCGCTCTGTGTTGACCCGTGACGCCCGTTCGCGCTCGGCTTCATATAGTGTCGATACATTGTTCAATCGCTCCTGTACGGCAATCTGGGCCTTATACGCCTTAACCGCTGCGGCCTTCGCGGAACCGTCGCGAATCGCGTAGCCGTTAAAACAGCCCAGCACGAAAACGGCGACCAGCGGCCCTAGGATATATGGCAGCGGAATCATGATACGCTGCCATCTGGCACTAACGCAGCAATAACGCCGACCAGCGCAGCCATATACGACCACGGCACCTCAAGCGCCGCCGCCGTGACAATTCCGCCACTGATCAGCATCCAGGTCGAACGCTCATTCAAACGGTCACGAATATATTTAATCATCGCCCGACTCCATCATCTTCGCCAAACGCTCGGCACGACCGCCGACCTGTTTTGCCCACATGCTCGCTCGCATACCAGCCGCTGCGTCTTTCCAACGCTGATCACCCACCGCGTCAAGCGTGTTCTTAAATCCAGAGAGGCGGCGGATTCCAAGGTTGAAACACATATTTAGCATCACGCGGGATCGAACGTCGTCGTCATCGACGGCTAACCACCAAGGCTGCCGCATACATTCTTTTTTCACTCTGGCGATATCAGAGGCGAGCAATGTGTAGGCTTCGTCCTTCGAGATCCCGACGTCATCAAGATTTCGGCCAACGCCAATTGTAGTTTTTCCTGCGGTGCATTTGTAAGGCTTCAGGCGCAAGCCCTCATCCTTGACAAATTCCGCAATCAGCTTCGCTTCGTTCATTCTGCCATCTCCGTTGCCATCCGATCAATTCGTGCGAGGCTGCATGTGGCCCGCTCCACTTCGCCGTCGATCTTGTGGTATGTGATCGCCTGCATATCACGCTTCGCGCGGTATCCCGAACCGTGGTGCCATGCGTCAGACGCCGCGAGCGTCCGCATATATTCGACCGTGCAGCCGGTATATTCTTTGACGTCGCGGTGGTGGACGTGGCCCACGATCCAAGTGCGATGCTGATCAGCGGCCCACCAATCGGCTGCATCGTTCGCCATAATCAATGGCAGATCCTTGCCCTTGGCCCCGTCGCCGTGACAGGTGCCGATTAAATTCTTGCCAAATAGATAATACCAATACGGGTTAGGGCTAGTGATAACCTCGACCCGTGGTTCGGATTCGTAGTGCGCCTCCATCATAAGCGCGATCATCAACGCCGTTTCAGGATCGTGGTTTCCCGGATCAATCCGCACGATCACCTTGGCGTGTTTCTCCAGCATCCGGCGGATGTGGTGGCGCTTGCACCGCATCACGACCCGGATCACCTCAGAGTGACGGCCCACTACGTCAAGGTAATGCCCAGACGATGGCGTCCGGTTTTTGTTGTTGTCAGCGTGTGTACTGTCGCCCTCGTCGTTATAGAGCGCGAGGGATGAGGCTGGAGCCGCATCGACCAGCCGGTCTATAGCAGAACAGGTAATCCGCTCGAATTCCGCCAGATCGAAACGTGAGCCGGTTTCGGCCTCCCACGAATATAAACCAGCGTGGGGATCGCCTTGGGGATATACCGTGAGCAAATCGCCGTCTGAATATCCGCTGTACGGGATCGGGATCGCTGAAATCATCTCGTCGCGCATACCCAGAACGCGAGCGTCCATTTCGGCCTGTTTGGCTTGCGCGGTCGGTTCCTGTATCAGCCACTGGCCCGAAGGTTTACCGTCTTTGTTGTAATAGGTGGACGCCCGCTTAACAGCGAAACCTGGCGCGACAGGTCGGGTTAGGTCTGCATCCGGCGCGTATCCGGCAACCGCCGCTTTTAACTTTAGAGTCATCAGCGCGTTAGTGATCGCCGTTTTACCAACACCCAACGCCGTCGCCGCCGCCCGTGCTGATCCGTAGGTGTTGATGGCCTCTATATATTGCCTCTGGCGCTCGCTCGCATAGGCAAGCAAAGCCTCGTCGATATATCCGATTGGTCCGGCCATGCGGCCTCCCTACTTGTCAGCTTTACCGTCGAGCTTCGTCCAGATTTTGTCGAGCATGTCTAATACGCGCTGCATATCATGCTTAAAGTCATCTTTTGTGACATATTTCGTCGGCAGTTCCTCGCGTAGCTTTGCAAGGTCGGCTTTCAATTCCTTAACCGCCGACCACATCTCTCTAGCGAACCAGCCCAGAACGCCAGAGACCAAGACGAAACCAAAATTGATAAGTGCTTGCGTTTCCATAAATCACCTTAGCGTGTAAACAGGATGCTGGACAAGTCTACTGATTTGAACCCCGCTGGCAAGGTAGGCTCCACCGATAATTGAAAATCATTAAACCGAACCGCGATAGTCACGACTGCGTTGGTCGAGTCGATGCCCGCGCAGGCGTACAGTCCATCACGCCCAGAAAAAGGATAGATGTTTGCGAAGAATTTATTAGACGACCCTATAAGGTTAAATTTGCCAAACAGTTTCACCGCACTGCCCGGCAGAATTTTAACCCTTGGCGGATCAACCGCATCAGCAACAGCGCCGTTGATGGCGTAAGCGGCGAGGGAACCTTCGTTCTCAATAAAACAATCGCCAGAAATAATGCCAGTTTTAATGAATGATAGGTTTGGACTGCTAACAGCAATTTTCATTTGCCTAAAGCCGTTTGTAACCGTGATATTGTTAAAAGATCCGGTTCCATAAAGCGTCATGCAAGTATCAGACGTGATGGCAACATTATTAACAAAAATATTTATGTTATTAAACACGTAGTTAAACGTGTTTGTGTCCATATAAATTGCCGTGCCGGTCAACGGATTGACTGTAGTCATATTGTTTAACTGGATGTTGTTCGTAATCCCGCCAATCACAAATCCGTACTGAGCCGATTCGCTCATAATGTTGTTGACGCCGACGACGTTTGCAAACGCTGGACCGGCCAAACTACCCGCGCTAGACACAAAAACAGGCGTCTTGCCGTATAGTTGGTGGACGTTGCTGACCAGCACCTGAGTTGCCGCAGCCGTTGGCGATTGAATCCAAACGCCAGTTGCGACGATATTGGACGAGGGGAGGTCCACAATCACGTTGCTGCACGTTATGCGAACGACAGATCCGTCACCGACACCGCCCGCAAATACGCCCGTGTCGCCCTTCAGAAACACGCCCGATTGAATGATGTTTCGAACGTGAATCGTGTCAACGACCGTATTACGGCCCTTGACGACAACGCCGTAGCCATGATTAGCCGAAAAGATATCTTGGACGGTGCCGTAGTTATAACCTTGCACTAGAACGCCGTGGGTCAATTCCACACCACCGCGCCCCATGCTAGAAACAGAGCTAACGTAAGCGATGTTGCCCGCTTCACCCGGCTTGGCATTCAGAACGATGCCATCCGTTGCCGTCACAGTTCGCGCAGTGCCGAAGTCCAAACCAAAGTTTTCAACGTGGACGTTATTCGCCTCGACGTAAAGTCCGCCGATAAATACGGTTCCGTTTGCTAGCTTAGTCAACGATGCGTTTGGCTGTGGCATTGCCTCGCCAATAATCGTGACCTGGGCATATCCGGTGATGTTTAGCTGATTGACCTTGTACTCCTTATGGAGCATCCGAATCGTTCCGCCCGTCGCGGCCAGCATTGCCACAAACGCAGCGTTATCATTCGTCACGCCGTCACCGACCGCGCCGAAGTCTTCCACCGTCACCTGATCGGCCAGTTTCTGATTAACGGTTCGAGCAACCGCGCCGCCTATAAACCCACTGGCGTTAGACTGCTTGAAACCCACTAGCGCGTCACCTAGCGCGTTGTCGGTCGTGCTCGCCAGTTGCGTCAGAGCCGTTGAATTGATCGTCTCAGCCGCGAGGTTTGTAAAAACCGTAATCTGTTTGCTGTTCTTGACCGTGATCGAATAATCAGCCGCCGCAAAGATCTTAGATGGCGTTCCGTCGCGGTAGGGATAACCGTTGCGCGTTCGGATCGGCTGGGCCGCAGGGATCGTCAGCGCCGTGTCCCAATAGACCTGGATAGGGTTTGTCTCAGGCGGCAAATTGACCGTGCCGAAATACAGATAGCCACCCTCTAGCGGCGACCCGTCGCGGTCGGTGAAATAGGAATATGGCGAGGCGATAGCGGTCATTGGGGCGGTTCCTGCGTTAGCGACGGTTGCGCTGGACGATCTGTTCTGATTAGTTTTTGGACTTCGAGCTTGGTTAGTTCCTTGTCCAGTGCGGATCGAATTGTTCCGACAACGGGACCGACAACGGGGGCCTTGGATAGAGCCATCATGCCCATTTTATCTAAGGCATTTAGAAGAGCACTGGAAGTGCCAGACGCATTGATTGCGCCAGGCGGTGCCGTAAACAGATCTTGAGCCAAGGCATTGACGGTTCGCATGAGTTCTGCGCCCTGCTTGCCAAGGATCAGGTCCATCTTGCCGCCGGATTCTAAGTTCCTGATCGCGGTGTTCAACGCAGCGGGGGAAATAACTACGCCGCCTGCTTCGTCGCGTGTGATGCCCTTGTAAGCCTGATCGCGCAGATGCTCATAGGTCGCGCCCTGCAATTCGCGCCAAGCCTGCTCACCATCTGGACCGGCCCGATACATCAAGTCTTTAACGTGCTTCAGGCTGTCAAACGGGGTGCCTGGCGAAATAATCCGATTGACCAAATTTTCATAAGCGACGACCCGATCAGCCGAATTTTTCTTGGTGCCGATAATCTCGCGCACCAATCCAATATCTTCGAAATCCTCGCGGTATTTTACCCGCGCCGCTCGTGCCTGTTTGTAAACGTCGCCGCCCGCGTTAGCCGTGGCCTCATCAATGATTCGCTTTAGATCGCCGCCATAATTGGCGTTAGGCGTTCCAAACTGGACCTTTTGATTGATTGCCTTACGGACGTCTTCAAGCGCACCAAGCGAAATAACGCCAGAACCGGTCGGATCGTTCTGTAGCAATTCCTCTTTAACCGCCGATAGGATAGGCGCGAGCGTGTCGCGTGTCGTGGGTGTTTGGCCGTCAATGAATTCCAATACAGACGCATAAGGCACGGGTTCGCGCAGTTCTCCAGCCTCGCCAGCCTTGGTATATAGCGACTTAATCCGCGTCTTTTCCGTCTTCGCTAATTTGCTCAGAGCCTCGTCAAGGATCACGCCCTTTGCATACGGATCGACCCACACGTTTGACCCGGTGCCATCAACGAAATTCTCGAAATTCTGGCGCAAGATATCTTGTTGCTCGGCCAGTTTGTCGCGAATAGGACCGCCGACTTCGCTGTTTTTTGCCAGTTCCCGCGCCCGCTGCTGATCAGCAAAACTACGGGATTTCTGAAACTGCGCCAGTTCAATCGGGATCGGCAATTCAGCCGCCCGTTGCTCGCGGATCGCGGTTTCTTCAAGCGATGCAGCGCCGACCGATCCCTTAGCGCCAAAACGCTCTCCAGCCTGGAAGACGCGGCCTGCTTCGGGTGCGGCGGTGACAATAGGTGCGGTCTCAGGAGCGGCTACAACAGGCGCAGCCGTGCGCGGGACTGGACGCCTTGCCATTCCAGACAAAGCCGCCCTAGCCTGCGGTGACGCGCCTATAGAGGCAGTTTGGGCGACCCTAGCGATTTGTCCAGCTCCAGGCATACCGGCACTGAGCGCGGTTAACAAACCGGTCTCGGTCTGAGCCTTGGTCTGTTCGTAATTCAGCGGAACCGGCGCGTTAAACTGGACGCCAGTTTTTCCAATGCTTGCCGTGGCCGGACTGTAAGCCTGCAATGGCAATTGCGCGACCTGACCAGCGATGGCCCGCGTTCCAGCCTGTATCGGTGCGGTTAATACCTCGCCAATGCCGCCGAGAACCTGAGCCGTGCCGGTAATGTCTTGGATGCTACCCTTAACAAATTCGCCAAGGCTCTTGGGTGCCGTTGCCGTGCTGCGGCGCTTATAGTCAGCCGACACGGTTTCGGCCAGTTTCTTAAATGGCGCTTGGAAGCCGGAAACTAGGTCTTCGGTGATCGTGGCGGGTCCAGCCTCAGCATCACGCGCCGCCTTGTACATCTGGGCTAATCTTTGAGCGTCTTTAGTGTTTCCGGCAGCATCAGCGGCCTTCAACGCCTGCATGATTTGGGCGGAAGATGCCATTACTTAACACCATATTTTGCAAGCAAGGCAGCGTCTCCGGCGGCAACAGGTGCGGCCTTAGCGACAGGTGGCGGCGGTGCGGTTGTAGCCGTGGCCTTCTTTGCAGCGTCGGCAACAAACCTTTTATTGAAGTCAACAAACGATGTGCCAGGCTTGACGGTTTGGCCCGCAATAACAAGCGGACCCTTAGCCTTGCCCAGATCTCGATTAGAGCTAATCCATTCGGCCTGCGCCGTGTCGCCAGCCGCTTGCACCATTTGCAGTTTTGCCATGCCGCGAAGGAACGACGCAATTTCTGTTTTATTCGCGTTGTCTTTTGGAAATCCGCGAGACGCCAACAAAACGTCTTTATCCGTTGCTGGACCAGGCGGCAGGCTAGCCAAAACGCCAGAGTTTTTGATCCGTGCAAATTCAAGGCGCAATTGATCTGGACTACCGCCAAGGCCCTTTAGGGTTTGCGCGGCACTAGAAAAAATGCCGCCAGTCAGATTGCTTTTTTCAATTCGGCCCGCAAGGTCCAGATAGCTTTGGCCCAGAGTTTCCTTGCCGACAGCCGCAATCGTCTTGTCATTAACAAGTTTTTGCGTGGCCTCTGGCAATTTTGCCATATAGCCAAATGTCTTTGCGTAATTCAGTTGATAGTTGCGAGCACGGTCTGCGACTTCAGACTGAAATTTTTGACTGTCCAAACCGAACCGGCGCGAACGGTCGCGGATCTGATCATTTATGTTTTTAATGTTAGCTTCGGACTGGGCAAGATCCGCAATGGCCTTTGCAGGGGCATACTGTGCTTCAACGCCCTTAATGGTGGCTTCTGATTCAGCCGTTTGAAGCTTTGGCTTTGATATAGCGTAATCAATAGCAGACGTCAGAACCTCTTTACCACCCGGCATTTGCGAAATTGTAAACCCGAAGAAATCCTCCGTGGCCTTTGGGTTTTCTTTGGCGACCTCAATTTGAGCCTCTAAAATCGCGGCCTCTTGTTCCTTGCCGCTATTCCGCAAGGCAGCGACCTTATCGGACATTAGCTTAATGCCCATTTCAGGCTGGCCAGATTTAAAGGCGGTAAAGATTTGTGAAGCGTCGCGCAAGGATGCCTTGTTCGTTGCATCATCCCGCATGGTAAACGCCGCCCGAACCGATTCGGCCTGATCCTTGGGAAGCAACAATGAGACGTTTGCGTAGTCTTCAGCCGTGGCGTCTGGGCTAGACAGCCTGCCCAAAGCCGCCTGCACTTCAGCCTGGCGAGCCTGCGCGACCTTTTCAGCCTCCAGCTTCAGTCGGTTGGCTTCTAGGGTTTGTTGGTTCTGGCGAATCCCCATGCCGATGTTAGCCGCCGATTGGAAAGCGGCTAGCGGATCCTCCATAGGTACGGTGTAATCAATAGGCTGGACCATAATAAACCCTTAAATTTTAAGAGGCGGAACGGGAAAAGCCGCAGGGTTAAATGAAGGCTGCGGAACCGCCGCAGGCGCTGTCATTGTACCAATAGGCGGCGCTCCAACACCATTAAATCCCGTATATACGCCAAAACCCCTTGCTAGTGCTTGAGGCAAGAATGACTGCCCCGCCGCGATCTGCCCGCCAGCGGTCGCCGCGCCTTGCTGCTGTATCAAATTAGAAACGTTCGCGCCCGTTTGCATCCCAGCATTACCAACGCCAGCCGCCGCATTAGCCCCAAGTGAGGTTAGCCCGCCCAAATTCTGGTACTGCTGCTGAATCAAACCAGACAAGACGTTAGGCCTAAACTGAGCCAACGCGGCCTGAGTGTTTCCGCCGCGAAGCCCGCCCGTTGCCGAAGCGTTTTGCAACATGGCGTTTTCGCCCTGCTGGACAATCGACGTAAATTGCGGACTCATTTCGATCTGTTTGATCGCCGCCGCTTGAGCGTCTGGACCAGCCAAACCGATTAGAGCCTGTTGTGCCGATAGCGCACCCTCGCCCGCCTGCGCGTATGGCCCAAGCAATTTTTGCGTTAGATCAAACTGGCGGCGCTGTTCGTCAATCCCAGCCTGTGCGGACGCGGCCTGCGTCGAAGCGGCTGACTTAGCTGCGGACGCAGCCTTAGAGCCTGAATAAATTGTGGCTCCGGCCATTGCTAGTCCGGCAATCAAGGGAAACATTATTCACATCTCTCACGGGGAGGCTATGAACCGCCGGTCGCTCTACAATCTCGGCCCCGCT